GAGAGTTCTGTCTTTACTTTTTACTTGAATGAGCGGATTTTTGACACAAATCAGGCATTTGGAGGGTAAGAATAATCGTCGTATCTTTGCAGTGCTTGTTAGTAGTAGCGCACTAAACAACAGACATTGAGTATACAGTGATTATTCACTTCCCTATACGAAACCCTATCCAGAGTTCGGAGCGCTACACGAACAAAGGATAGGGTTTTCACTTTACCCTATTCCTTTTTCGGTCGAACAGGTAGTCTTGGTGGCTTGTCGGCTAAATACACTCGGCTACACAGACTTTAAACCCACGTCACAAGAGGTGCATGGTGACACCGCAGGAACTGAAGGCAGAAGGCGGGCAGGGCTAGGCGTACCTAGAAAGCTGCTTAGATTAGGTGCTGTACGATTTGGCAACCGATCCGACCGAAGGGGCTCATTATACTGGGTTCATGTAACTTCGAGTGGAATATTCCTACCAAGCTCTCATCGTTTCAATGAAAGATGGGGGTAAGGGGGAGAACCACTCTCTCAGAGGTCTATTGCCTGTTTCATATAACCTTTTTAAAAAGGAAAATATTAATTTTAAATAAGTAAACTAGTGGATAATTTTTAATATTTAAATAATATGAGTGTAAAAAACATTATTTTGGCATCAGTACTCGCAATAGTAGTACTCGCCGCAGGTTCAGTTATCGGTTGTTATTTCCATTACAACAACCAGGAAATCTCACTTCGCCAGCAGTCAGATGCTCAGCGTGGCAAGATTGAGGGTGTTCACGACAAGATGTGGAAGGTTCTTCAGCAGAAGGCACAGGTTACGGATGAGTACAAGTCCGCATTCGAGTCTATCTACACGAAACTTATCGAGGGCAGATACTCAAAGGGAGACGGCTCGCTTATGAAGTGGATCAAGGAAAGTAATCCTAACTTCGACGTTTCGCTATACAAGGACCTCATGCAGTCCATAGAGATTCAGCGCTCCGAGTTTCAGACATCACAGGAGAGAATGCTCGATATCATCCGTGAGCACGAGACGCTCGTGAAGACATATCCGGCAAAATGGTTCATCTCCGATACAAAGCCTATCGAATACAAGGTTATCTCCTCATCCAAGACAAAGATGATCATGCAGCTTGGAGAGGATAACGACGTAGACCTGTTCAAGAAGTAACGGCTTATGGAAATATTCATATTTCTAATCCCATTCGTGGTTGCTGCTTTCCTGTTGATTTTCTTCAGGAAGCAGACCACCTGGTGGGAATACGCAGTACTCATTGTTCCTTCCATCCTCATAGGCATCCTCATGGAGTTCGTGTTCAAGCAGTCCAATGCTGCTGACACGGAGTATCTCGGAAGCTACGTGACAAGAATCCGTCATTACGATGCCTGGAATGAGTACATACACCGCACGTGTACAAGGACCGTTGGAAGCGGAAAGCATCAACGTACGGAAACGTATGATTGCTCGTATGTTGACAATCACCCTGAACGTTGGACTTATTTTGATGCTAGGAACAAGGAGGAATACTTCATGACCGACAACGAGTTTAATGTAGTCAGAAAGATTCTCGGAACCACTAGCATGTTCATTGATATGCACAGGGATTACTACACTAAGGATGGTGATGCTCAGGAATGGGCGTGGGATGGTTCCATTGAAAACTCGTACACATTATCTTCCGAGCATGATTACAAGAATAAAGTGAAAGCCTCACGTTCTATTTTCAAGTTTGAGGATATTGATTATCAGCAGGCACGCAAGCTTGGACTGTTCGAGTATCCGGATATCGTTCTTTACGACCAGAATCCTGTTCTCGGACTGAAGATCCCGAAGAATCAGGAGAAGGCGATGAGATGGCTGAACGGATACTATGGCGAGCGGAAGCAGTTTAGGGTGTTCGTCCTGTTCTTTACGAACAAGCCGGAAGAAATCGTTGAAAAGCAGCGCTCATACTGGCAGGGCGGCAACAAGAATGAGCTTGTCGTGTGCGTCGGCATCGATAAAAACAAGAATGTAAAGTGGTGCAACGCATTTTCATGGTGTGATAGCCCGGTCGTAGGCGTTAAGAGTAGAGACTGGTTTATGAGCAATCCTGTAAATCTCGAAAAGTACGCCGAGTATATCGGTCCGATTGTAGAAAAGGAATGGCATAGAAAGAACTTCGAGGATTTTGATTACCTTACCGTTGAACTTACCGACGTACAGTACTGGGCCATCATTATTCTCTTGCTGATATTCAATATTGTAATGAGCTTCTGGATTGTAACAAATAATTATAAAAACGATTTGTAGCGTATGAAAGAAAGACTAAAAATGATTTTCGACCGCATCGACATCTTTGTCGTGTGCATCATCCTCGGGACTTGCGTCTGTATGGCGGAGGCGTTCCTTGGGTTTTGGGATATATTTGCAGATTGCTTCATCATGACTTTCCTCATTTCTGAAGTCTGCTACACCAAACGCTGCAACGAGAAGCTTCAAATAGATCTGATAGAGACAAAGGAGAAGCTGAATGGGTCAAATCATAAAGTAATAGAATTTCGGAATGAGGTGATTGCGGAGCAAGAAAAATACATCCATTGGATGGACGTTAATGGGAAATATTTCAAAATAGTCCAATTGTGCAGGGATTTGTGGCGAGAAAGATGTCACTTGGAAGAGGCAAAAGTTCTCTTATGCAAGAAAAAGCTGACTACAGGAGGTTTTCTAGAGCAAATAAAGACTCGTGAGGAAGCAATTGCAGATATAGAAAACAAAATCCTCCAAGCGAACATCGAATACAATAAAGTCCGCAATCAGCATTGATTCTATTGCATACTCGAAATACTTGTCATAAATACAATTTACCCCACGTCATTTGCCGATGGCGTGGGGATTTTCCTTGTTAACCGTTAAGATAGTCGATGACTTTTCGGTTCGCCTCGTCTATCTTCTTATTGTCGAACTGAATATATAGCGAAGTCGTATCGTTGTCCCACTCGCTATGGCCTAGAGCCTTGCCGATAACTTCCTTCGGAATATCAATGCTAGCCGCTATGGTGGCCCAGCTTCTTCTAGCCGTATACCATATTATATCCTTGTGAAGAGGCTTGATTTCCTTCTTGACCAATGCGCCACGCTTATTCTTCTTCATCTCGGTAGGTCCGATTCTCTTCAGGTAATCTCCTAGTGTTCTCCTGAAGCTTGATTCCTTTGTTCCGTCATCCAGGATACACAGAAGGTGCTTCTTTCCCTTATACTTCCTGATGATTTCCATCGCTTCAGGCTCAACCTTGATGTCGTAGAGCCTGCCGGTCTTGTTGCGCTTGTACTGGATGCGGCCTTTCTTGATGCAGTCGGCAGGGAGTTCGAGCAGGTCGGAGAGATTGATGCCTACAAGGTAGAACCCGAGCATAAACAAGTCGCGGTACTTCTCCATGAAAGGTTCAACCGGGAAGTCACGATACTCCCTCATCTCCTCGGCGCTCAGATACAGGTACTGCTGACGCTCCGTCTTAATGGAGAACTTACGGAAAGGGTATTTGGTCGTAATCTCGTTGTCTATGGCCCAGTTGAACACAGTACGTATGTTTCTGAGGTCGATGGCGATTCCCCCGCTCATTCGACCTTTCAAAAGCTCATGCGCCTGGAATCTTTCAAGCCAGTCTCTGTCGATGTTGTCGAAGTCAGCATGCTCATCGAAAGATTCAATCCTCTTCCTTGTTCTGAGAAATATTTCCTTGGTGCTGTCCTTTGCCTTGGTCTTGATGAACTCATCGATGTAGTAGAGGATATTCTTCTCTACCGATGCAGCTCTTCCGTTAATGATGGCTTTTATTTCATCCTTCATTCTTGCTACAGGAAGATCACCATTCATATACACATACTCTTCCACGGACGCAAACAGCCTCGCAAGCATCGCCGTCTTGGCTCTTGCGTTCGGAACACTCTTCGGGAAGACCATCCCGCTGAACTTGACGGTACTCGTGATGCCGGTGTAAACCTGGAATCTCTTTCCCTGATAACTGATGATGAAGAAAACCTTCAGGGACTTTCCTTCAACGTACGTCTTGATGCTATTCATACTTACTCACAGATTTTACTCACAATTTTTACTCACAACTCAATTTTACTCACATATTACTCACAAAACTACTCACATTGGCGTACATTATGCACGATTTTGTACCTATTTTGTGGGTAAAAATGATGGATTTTGATTATGTTTTTATAGTGAAAAATGATGTAAGTGACTGATTATCAATACTTGAGCGAGATACGGGAGTCGAACCCGCCTCACAGGCTTGGGAAGACTCTCGTATGTTTTGGTAAAACTCTAACGCTCTGATGCTTAGGCTCATCGAATAATACTGCACTCACATATTACTCACAAAAATGCTGTTTTTGCTATTTTAATGGCGTATATAACGCTGCCGTTATTCCTTCATAACCAGATATTGTGTTTGAAACGAATACCTGCTTACTTGCTGCGTCAACAGACTTGGCGTTTATGTAAACGTATCCCTGACTTGCGATGCCACCTAGATACCTTTCGCTCATGAAATGATTCATCATCTGTAATGCCTGGGAAGAGTTTCCGTGCATTGTCATCGCAACGAAGGCACTCTCCAGTTTGTCTTTCTTGAAAGAGTATACTACGACATCGATATCCTCGTTCATCGCTGGATAGTAGAAAAGCATTGTCCTGTCGCTTCTCTTTGTATCAAGGCTTCTGGTCTCGTACCTCATTACATCCTCAGGTGTTGCATTCATCTTGCATAATGGCTCTCTGAAATAATTATATAGGCCTCTCACTGTAACGTTACATTGGCTCTTGGATCCTCCGGATATTGCGTATATGGCGGTCTCACCGACGTGATTGGCTGTGACCTCTCCGTCGTTCACGGATGCGACAAAGGTGTCTTCAGAAGACCAGGAAGCCTTACCTGTATGGGTGATAGTGTACTTATCTCCCTTTTGTAAGGTGATGGCTCTCTCGTTCATTGAGAATGGTTCGTCATCGCTACTGCTACTACTGCAAGAGAAAAATGACACTCCTGCCAAAGCAAATACTGCTGCTAATAATACCTTCTTCATAATCCTTATATATAATAATGTCATACGTCGATTCCGTTATCTGCGAGAATCTTCCTAAGAAGACGAATCTCGCTGTCCTTAGATTTGATGGTCTCGTTCTGCGCATTGATAATCTGAATGAGCTGGACATTCTTCTCTTTGAACGATTCATCTTCACGCTCCTTCGCCCGTTCCGTTCCCGTAGTTATGTTTTGACTATTGTCACCAACGTTCCCGGCATTTATCAGTTGTGCCATCGGTATGCCGTGCTTAAACGCCTCGTTGATGGACTCTTTTATCTTCTGATGCGTTTCGCCTAGCTGAATTACCATATTTCCATTCATACTACCGCTTCCATACTTTAGCCAGCTATAGCTAACCCCGAGAGAATTGCATATTTTACTAATCGTTCCCTCGGATATTGACAGCTTTCCGCTTCTCATCTTGCCGATGTTGTTTGTTCCTGTAGCCTTCATGAAGGCATTCTCGCTCATCTTCTTAATCTTGATGAGGTAATCTAACCTTTCTTGTACCGAATTTA